GTCAAACTTGAATTCGTTCACGGCTTTTCCTCCATTCAATTGTAATAATCATTCGGCAGCCAAATGACGGACGGGTAATTGTGCCAGCAGACGCAATGCCCGGACAATCTACTTTGGCTGCTAGTTTCATGTCTTTCAACAGCGTATCTGACCACTCTCGCAAGCAGTTAAAAATTGCAGTTTGAGCATCATGCTGCTGTTGGTATACACTGTCAGGCTCAACGTCATCAGATAAAACCCATAAATCCACCCATAAGGTGATATCCCCGCTATTCAGATTATGCACTGACAAATTAGCTTCCTGGTCCCACTGCACTTCGCAACATGGATAATCTTTGGCGCTGCCTTTGCTGCCAGGATATACGTTCCAACCGGCAAAAACTGGTTGCGGCGCAAGAAAATCGCTCAAGTGTTTAGCTACTGGCCACCAGAACATATCAGCACCGTCCCAAAGGAATGGACACCGGAAATTTTAGCTTCTGGCTGCCGCCCCCTAAAAGTGTCTTGGCGGTAATCTGGCTTTCGAGTTCGGCTACCCGCTTGGCATAGACCCGGCGCTTGAGTTCAAAGGCATCCGCCTCATTTTCGCCGCCGCTTCCATTGTTCCTGGACGCATTCAGGGCAGCCGTCATTAATGCATAGCACATTGCCAACGTTTTTACAGAGTATGGTACCGGGACAGGAATGCGAGTCGGATCAACGTCAAGACGCATAGCTAAATCGTCAATGTAGGCAGTACTCTCTGCAATGTCCTCCTCAGTAATTTTTAAGAGCTTGTCCCGGTTTTCCGCTATTTCAAAATATGCCATTATACACCTCCTGCCAGCCGCTCCAATTCTGCGGCCAGATCATCCATAGCACTATCAAAGATAGCCTGAACGGTCATTTGAGCATCGTCGGCGGCAGCATAAAGAAACTGATCTTTCTTAATCCCTGGGTTAGTCACGCCGAAGGCATAGGTAAAGCCGCCGGCGTGAAAGCGTCCAAATGGTGCCGGCCGCCAGGGAGCTGTCCCCGGCGATGTGGCAAAGCGCAGCATTTTCTTGTTTTTCGGGAAAATAGTAAACGCCTTGTGGTGTGGACCGTAAAGGCCGGAGCCTTCATGCAAAAAACGGATGTGCGGGGCTTTGGTTTCATCAAGATAGACAACACCTTCACCACTGTCCTTATCGTGCGTATACCGGATAGCCCGGTCAGTCTCCCCAGTAATGGTGCGGAATTTATGCTTGGCTTTGGCCAACTGGACAATCTTCCGGCAAGCCTTGGCCATGGCGGCATCCATCTTCTTTTTAGATATCTCCGGCGCTTTCTCAGCCATAAGCAGCAGGGCCTTGTAATCTAAATTGAAACTGACGGCGGCCCCGTCGCGCCGATCTGAAAGATAGATAATATCGCTGGCCATGGTTAAGCTACAGTAGCAATAAATGTGCTGTCAATAGTTTCCCAGCTCGGCAGGCAGATGGCCGAAACAATAGTCAGCGCGTTGACCGGGTGCTCTTCGACATAGGTCGTAATGGCCACACCGGTATTGACGATAGAGACCTTGGCCCGGCTCTTGCCGCTCATGAGGTCGGCTTCTTCCGGCGTAGTACCGAAGTAGGTATTACCCAGGCTACCGTCCGGCAGCAAAGTGAATACATCATCTGGGAAGAATTGTTCTGAGGCGCCACCTACTTCAGTAAGATATTTTTTGTTATAGACAGCTACAGTCAGTCCCAATTTTTCCAGCAAATACTGTTGCAACATTTTATCTGTCATAATGATGTTTTGGCCGCCAATAGGATTCAAATCCAGTCTGATTTTTTTATTTTTCAAAAGGTAATTCCATGTTTTTCGGGTACAAACTGCCCGAGTAGGACGAATGCCAGTATCTTCTTCGACTTTGTCCTGCCATTCTTGAATATTGGTGACCGGATCAGAATTTACAGCATCAGACCACTGGACTGAGACGTTTAAAACATCCCTATGATCATCATTAAAATTGTAATCATACTCATACGGAATGCCATTAGCAGTAATATCAATGGTACCGCTCGATAACAATTGCATTCTCATGCGTTCAGCGACTACATCAGCACCGCTAACCAAATTGGTTACATCGTCGTAAATACTGGCGAGAATGGGCTTAATCACTTCGTTATTAGCAGCACTGGCTGCCAACAAAAGTTGTTGCCGTTCCTGCTCGCCTACGCGCATCGACTCCCGGAAAAACGCCATTTCCGTTTCCAGTCCGGATACGCCAATACGATCCCGAACTTTGGCTTTGGCATCAAACGCAGCAGGAGCCAGAGAAACCGGCAGTCCTTTGCTGCCCTTGAACCATTTTAAGTTAAGACCCAGGCGTTTTTTGCTTGGGAACAGGATACTGCCAAGGTATGGAATACGGTTTGACGCCGTCTCGGTCCAGTAAGTAGCAATTTCTGCAGGGTTTATAAGATCAAAAATATCCATTTTGTATACCTCCTGTAATTTTAATTACTTCAAAAATAAAATGCGGCCACTTAAGGCAGTTATAGCTTCAGCAGTCGGAGGTTCCGGCAGTTTAGCCAAGTCAATAAAAGCATGTACTAACATCGCACCACCACGCGGACCATAGGTTACATCCACATCATTAAATGCAATACCTTCCGCGTCAGCGTCATTCTGAATTGTGGCTTTCACAGTATTGGGGTTTGCCAGGACGCCGCCGCCAACAATACTGCCGGCCGGAATTATCTTTTTGCCATCCGCATTAGCGACTACGCCAGCATCATCAAAAGTCACCGGTACCGCCACATAATGATCCGGGAATTTCAGGATCTCTTTTTTGTTCCCATAGTTGGTTTGTTCAAATTTCATTATTTTGCACCTCCAAAATATATCTCTGCACCCTTCGCGTCAGGTTGTGCAACTGATTTAGCCAATTCTTTGCCAAGACTGCCCACCTTGTCACCATTGTTATTATTACTGTTAAAGGAATTGGCTCCTGGATTTTGGGGATTAACAGCAGCCCAGGCGTTACCGGTAAGCCAGCCTTTAATGCCATCATCAACACTGGACTCTTTGCCGTCAGCACCCATAAATATCAAGCTGTCATTCTCCTCGCTTACTTTGAGATTGCCCATTAAAAGTTTTGCAATCTCCTGCGGGTTATGGACTTTACCAGTAAGCCCGGCAACAATAGCGTTGGTCTTCAAAAGGTCATGACGCCGGCCACGCTCTTCAGCAATGGTAGAATCTTTTTCGTCAATTTCCCTCCTGTACTTTTTATCAAGAGCATCATATTTCCGCTGTAAGGCGGCGTCAGCGCCTTTTACCTGGGAAATGGTTTCAAGTTCAGTATCTAAATCCTCAGTATCTTCATTAATGCCAAGATGAGTCATGACCTTAGAATAGTTACTCTGAGTTGTTTTTAAGGTTTTTTCGGTATCGGTAAGTTTTGTCCGGATGGTCTTGTTATCCAAAGTTTTTCTTTCAATCTCTGTCCGGTAGGCCGCCTCTATGGCTTCTACCGTAGCAACAAACTTGGCCCCATCCGGCTGTTTTCTCAGGTACTCCAGCAGTTCATCCCTGGTAGCAGTACCGTTAAAGTACTGCAGACTAAACACATTAAGTTTTGGTTCTTGTTTGGGCATTTATCTTTTCCTCCTTTGATATTTGGGCATAAGAAAACCGCCCAATGTGGGCGGCTATTATGCTACTGATTTTATTTTTTTCGCAAGATATGTTTAGGTAACCAATCCGGGCGAGTCGTGAGCTTGCTTTCTGGCAAATATTCCGGGTAGGGTTTATTTTCCTGTAAGCTCTGCTCCAGTATTTCTTCAAATTTGCCGGGATGCTCTTCATCATAACTAAATAAAGGCCCAAAATCCATATATCCCTCGAATGCTTTTTCGTACCGCGTAATCAGGTCAAATTTGCGCGATTTTTTTTCTACCCGCGCGAAACCGGTAAAGCACTGCTTCATAACATATGACGCGGTCTCAAGGTCTTTCATTAAAATTTCACTCACAAGCTACACCCCCAATCTGTCAAATTCTGCTTTTGCATATTCATAGGCTTTCGGAAAGTACCTTTTAATGACTCCTAACCGTTCACCTTTTAACATGGAAGCTTCAAACAGGTGTGCGATTGTTTCCTTTTCTAATGCATCAGGATATTTCCAATAATCCTTACCATGTCCATAATGGCCAATTGAATGACCGCCAACTCTTGCATTAGTCAATCCTTCTATGATATCGGATATCGCATTCTTAAGGTCTCTGTCTTCCAGTAGATCTGTGTTCAGTATTTCCTTTTGCGCCTGTGAAATACGATACAAAGAGGAAATCGACTTTTCACCCAACTGCGCGAATAGCTTATTGGCATAATTTATGAAATCGGACTCAAGTTTATCAACAAGATCCGGTAACGCTTGAAAAAGGCGCTTATCACTCGTTTCCTTAAACACATTCGCGTCAAATAAATGACCGACTTCATGAAAAAACACGCGAGTGTCAGATTTTCCCTTTATACGTTTCATTCTAGCATCAATTCTATCAAGTTTCAAATAAACTTTTCGCGTCCCTGGGTGATAATAAGCTCCGTTGTCATGATAAAAATTGCCGTCAACTAAATGACCGTATTTCTCCCAGAATGCGACTTCCGCATCAGTAGCGTTATTCAGGACTTTATGGACCTCAGTAAGATCATCGGGCTTGATAAGACTATTCCATTTTTGCTCTTTTATTCGAGATAAGCGTTCCTCGCGTGTCGGTGGTTCCGGCAGTAAGGGCGCGATATCCTTAGCCTTCAGCCGGGATGCCGGATTTTCAAACCCACCCCAGCCGCGCAGGAGCTTTTGCCAGTCGGTTCCCTGCTCATAGGCTTTAGCTCCGGCAATGCCAAATAAAGCTTGTTTTTGCTGATCAGTAAGGCTGTCAATGTACTTCCTGGCTCCATCCGGATTAAAAGGCGCCGTGATATCAATCTCATCAAAATAAACCGCCTCCAAACTGCACATGCAATGAGGATGACGGGGAATGGACGGCACCTTGTCTTTTGGGTATACCCCTTTGCCGTAACCAACATCTATATTGGCACAAACATCACACTGGTCAAATGGCATGTATTTGTGCCGGTTGCTGAGTACCCAGCGGTAACCCCAAACAAGGTCATCATTTTGTGTTTCCAGGATAAACCCGTCAAACCAGGCGCGACTGTTCTCCGATCGGGCAAGCCTATCGGCATAAAACCTTGATTTCTCCTGTACAGCGGTCCATACAGCCCGGTCTAGGGCAGCTGTATTGAGCTGGCTGGCGGCCCTGGTAATCAGTTCAGCCTCCTTGACCAGCTTTTTATAGGTAAGGGTTAAATTGGTATTCGGCGTACCGGCCATATTCCGTTTGGATAATTTCGCAATATTGGCCTTAGCCTGGGCCAGGGCTTTATCAAAGTCCTTAAGCGCGCCAGTATTACCGGCTGCCACCTGCCGGGCGGCAATGTGCAGTTGCTGCAGATATTTAGGCAACTGTGCCGGCTGAATTACATGTTTGCCTGTGTTGTAGCCGTCATAGAGCTGTTGGGAGAGCTTTCTCAGTCCCTCCTGTTTGTTCAGGGAGGTTTGAATGGTGCTAACAATGGCTTGTCGCATCGCTTTTTCCGTGCCATGCAGGCGGGCAGACAGCTTCATGTTGTCGCTGGCCCAGGCTACCTCAGTCAGTGTTTTGGCAATGTTGGCCTGCGCGGCAGCATTCACGCGAATGGTTGTTGCTATGCCATAACCGGTAAGCGCCATTTTATATACGGAGTCAGTAATGCCCTGCGACATTACTTCACGGTATTGGTTTTGCTGCAAGGCAGTTGTAACGGCCTTACTGACCGGCATGCCTTGAGCCAGTAGTTTGCGAATAGCTTCAACCAGTAATTGGCCTTCCCGGTCCAGGCCCTTTCCATATTCGGCCAGGGCAGCCAGTAAGGCAGTTACATAATTATCACGCTTCGCCATTACGAACCATCACCAAAAGCAGCAGACTGTCGCTGCTCTGTCTCCCGCTGCTCAATATCCTCAATAACGGCGTCAAACCGTTCCTCAGGCAGATCGTTCAAATAAACAACAGCGGCTTTCTTCTTGACTTCTACATCGAACTTGCCGCCGATCTGCAGATCCAACGCCTTGCCAACTTCATCCAAAGCCTCGGAAACGTCCAATATTCCAAAGTCATCAGCATATTTGCAGTGCAACTCAATGGCTTGCGTTGTCCACAGGCCAAAAATCCGAGCAACATCCCGTTCGGCTTCTTCGCAATTCAGGGCAAAGTCAATCAGCACTTGATTGCCTTGCTGGTCAAAGTCCCATTTCTTAGCAATCCCGCTTTCTTTACTCTCAACTCCAGTGACATGACTTAATTCAGCCATCCGGTAGATTTCCTCAACAAGGTCTTTCCGTTCAGCTCGCAGCTGCTCCAGCGGCCCCGTGTCCATGGCTATATATCCTGGCTGATTGGCTAAGGTGCCATCATACCCTAACACGTTTTCTGTACTGACCACAATCTCTTTGATTTCCGTCTCGCCTTCCGGCAAGGGATAGGTCAGCACATTAAAGGCCTGGTTACGGATAATCTCATCAATCTCACTGCAGAGGTTATAGAGGCGCTGATTAGTTTTGGCAATATTGTAAAACTCGGACTGGGGCAGTACTTTGCCCGGCTCCATTGGTTTACTATAGAGCGACACCACCGGCAGCCGCTTTAAATCATGGGTGCCCTCTTTCTTTGTCCCGTCGGCATACTGACAAGACCAGCCTGTCGTGGTCCATGTCCAAGTATCGTTAGACTGACTGTCATTACTGGTCTCCGCTACTACGGTATAGGAGAACTCAATCAGGCGGCCTGCTTTATTGGTTTTATAGTTTTTAACCTGGTTGCGCTGCACGATATAAGCATAAGGCAGAGCCCTTTCCTTAAGTACATCTGCCATGTTATCCGGCTGATCCGACAGGTTGTCGATCACGATAAAGGCCACAGCCTGCAACTTGGCGATAAGGGCTGCCCGTTTCATAAAGCGGCTAAAAGACGTTCCCAGTGTATCGGCATCCTCCATAAATGCGGAAAACAGCTCGTTCTCTTTCCATTCCCGCTCAGGCTCTTGCCGAAATATGGGGTTAACGTGGCTGTTGATTACCGGGGCCACGTAGTTGAGATAATAGGCCAAGGCCTTCCTACGGTGATATTTTTCCGGTGTTTCCCTGGGATGTGGCACCAAGTAGGAGCCGTCTTTAAAACCGCCCTCACCGTAATAGGCATCTTTCAAAAAAGTATAATCTTCTATGGGTGTTATCGGTACTATGGTACGGGATTCGGCCACACGGACACCTCCTTAGAATAATGTGGACCGGTCAGTAAAGGCTTTAAATCGCTTCTTGGCCCGTTCAATGGCATGATTGGCCAAGGCCAGGGACCAGAATTTATCACCGTGGTGCTTTTCGTTTCGCTCCACCGAATACCGGAAGGCGCCGGTAGTGGTAACCTCCCGCTTAATGGCCACAATCTGGGAAATCAGGTCTCTGTCATTGGGAATCAGAATTCCAGACCGCCCTCTTTCAAAGTCTTTGTGTAAAGCAATTGCCATTTCTTCCTTACTGGCATTGGTGAATGGTACCTGCTCCACCTGGTTGCCGTATTTTTTTCGCATGTTCTCCGCGAGCTGCATCCCAAGGCCGGTTTCGTCAATGCAGAGCCGGACCGGCTTGGCTATTTCAAGGTAACGGCCAATCTCCCGCTCCTGCAGATCAAAATCGGACTGCTTATAAGTGGCCAGGTGCCTAAGAATTTTACCTAAACCGGTATCATCCAGGCTAAGCAATTCCGAAGCATCGCGCCGCCGGCCTACGTCATAGCCGCCACCTAAGCGACCTATTGTTTTTTGTAATAATTCTTCAAAACCCCGGGCCATAAGCATTTCTTGTTCTGATAACTGGCCTTCTTCAGCTTCATCGTTCATCACACAGGCATAGACCATAACAAGGGGGAAGTAGGAAGTTGAATCATCAATAAAAGCACACTCAAATTCCTGCTGGAATGACTCAAGGTCCATCGCGTTGAACAATTCGTGCAGCTGCTCAGTACCAAAAATCTCAACCCGTTGAAGTGTGGACATTGTAGGCGCTTCTTTACGCGCCCTGACAACATCCTTACAGAGCAGAGAGAACTCCCACCAGTACACTGTCCGGCGCTTGTAATTTTTAAAGCGTTTAATATTACTCCAAATATCATAAAACTTACCCATTTTACCGAGCGGTGTGCTGATGATTGTTAGACTGCCGTGCTTGACGCGAGTTAGGACTGGTACTGCGGAGGTGTAAACAGGCGCATCAAAGGAACCGAAGAAGGCAAACTCATCTAGGATTATATCCAGGACATTGTTAGAGCCTTTACCACGGATGGGGCCTTTTCCCTGGGCGATAATCCTGGTTCCCACGCTTTTACGCCCTGCCTTGTCTACAAACTCAAGACTGGTCTGGTTTTCTACCAGCTTTCGCTTTTTATAATTATCGGGCAGCGAATCGTAAATTTGTTTGGCGTAACGGATTTTCTCTTTAGAGTCATCGAGTTTATATGAGCTGATAATACAGGTATAATCATCAAGATTCTGGCTTCTGGCCAAAGCTCTAGCTGCGGAGGCAAAAGAAAAACCCAGCTGCCGACCTTTAAGCCAGATCTGAAAGCGTTCATAGCTTTCTAGGAATTCTCGCTGAAAGTCGTCAAACTGGATTGCAGGGTCCGAAAGGAGCTCAATGAATCCTGATTCAGTAGCAAGAGCTTCAGCCAATGTGGCTGGGGTAAGCTCTTTGGGTGTGATGATTATGGGACCGCGTTCAATCATGTAGTATCAGCTGGCTTCCGCTGGCCAAATCGCGCTGCAAACCTAGCATTTACCTCCTCAGCCGATATGCCAACATTGACCTGCACCTGCGGCCCGGCATCCTTGGCAGCTTTCGGTGTCATCAGGAATTCATTGAGGTTGATACCTAAAACCTTACAGAGGTTGGCTGCCTGCTGAATAGCCGGATGGGCCTTCTTTTCGTTTATGATGATAGGCTCCAAAGGCTTGCCGTCATCATCAACGCCTTCAACGGGGATAACCTGTTTGACACTATCAACCACGACGCCATCAAGAATTGCCTGTTCAATCAGCCTATGGATCTGGATGGCCATGGCGCCAGCTACCGCGCCGGCATCATCCTTGATTTTGTCCAGCTCGCCGCGCCGGAATGCTACCTGCCATTTTTTTATTTGTCTGAGTTCAGGCTTGCACAGTTCCCGATCAGCGACCCGGCCTTTGTTAAAATCCCGACAGGTGTCACGCTTCGGACAGTCGGCAGTACATGGTCGGACAGGTATTTCTGACGTGAGGTAGGTTTTGCGCTTATTGGCTGCCGCCTCCTGCTTGGCCTGGACAATCGCCTGCTCTTCTCTGTCAATAAGGGCATTGTGGGCAGCTTCGGACGGAACAGTAAGTAAAAGGCCGCTCTCCTTGGGGGGAGGCGGCTCCATGGCTTTAAGTTCATTTAGGAATTCATCGTCGAATTCGCCTATGTATTGATCTGACATTGCTATCACCTACCTTTTTGGGTAAAAAATAAAGAGCCTTTATGGCTCCTCGATTAACTGTTTTGGTCTGCTTTTTCTTCCCCAAACCACTGCATATCAGTAAATTGATTAGGTTTAAATTTGTAATCCTCACCATAAAATAAACAAGCTGCATTAAATAGCGCATTCCGACTGCACATTATTTCAGCTAATGTTAACTGGATTTGATCACCATGACCAAAATGTATAGCATTACCGTCATTATTAAATATTTCAATGGTATTACAGCCAAGTCTTTTCAGTGAGTCACTAGTGACTATAGAGTTATGATGTTGTATAACATTTCGCACTTCGACTGCTTTTGTTATTTGGGAAATAACGTTAATTTGCAAAGACTTGTCAAGCATTTGCTCAATAAGTTTTAAGCGTTCTTTGTGAGGAAGAAAATTAAAAGAATATAATAGAACCTCTTGAATTTTATCTAGATTACTGCCAGCTAAGTCGCACAATGAAATTGTCGACTTGATCTTCTTAGCAATGTTATCTGGCAATATATTTTCTCCTGTGAAATGCTCATTTAATCTTTTACCGAAAATGTCAGCTAGGAAATCATTCCAATAAATAATCATATTACATAAACAATTTCCCCAAATTGAAGGCTTTATCTTAGCCACTAACCTGAATAAGACTCCAATGTGCATAGGCTCTTCTCCAACATCCGTCATTATAGTATGAATACCACAATTACCAGTGTGCTGGACAATCCAATCTTCTCCTAATTTATTCGTATATGCTATTATTTTTGTTATAGATATTTCCTCAAGGATCTTCTGAGCAAATTTCGTAATTAGTGGATCTTGCAAAATTACCAACTCCATAGCGAATTGTTTTAACTAAATCCTAGTTTCTCCACCGCCGCCTGCATCTCCTGCTCACCAGGCAGAGTATACAGCATCGTGGTCTCAATCTTCGAGTGGCCGGCAAGCTTGGCCACTATTTCAATAGCCACGCCTTTACTAACCAGGTCATGGCAGTATGTATGGCGGAGTATGTGAGGGGTAAGATTTTCTATGCCGGCTTTCTTGCCGATTGTCGCGCAAAGGTGCTGTACTCCTTTGACAGTTAACTGTTCACCGCGCTGAGACCCAAAGAGCCATTGAATGCTAGCATTATCAAACAAGTAATCAGACAGGTATTCCCTTAGCTCTTTGGGTATCGGCACGGACCGGCGCTTATTGCCCTTACCGGTTACGGTTAGCGTCCCTTTGCGTTCACTAATGGCAATATGATCAGGCCGCAGACTAACCAGCTCTGACACCCGGAGACCGGCAAGTAACATAGTAAAGATAATGGCCCTATTTCGCTTGCTTTTTTCATTAAGCGTGGTCCGGATTAATCGGTATTTCTCGGACCTGTCCAGCCATTTGGGAGCCTTCAATGCCTCTTCCACCTTGCGCACTTTAGCTAATGGCCTGTGGCTAATGTAGCCCTCATCCAGCATCCATGTACAGAAGGCTTCAATAGCGGCCAAGGCAGTATTTATGCTTGCCGGCTTCAGTCCCCTGACACCTTGGAGGTATGCACGGTATTCAACCGCATCAATCGAAGTAATTTGCCTTGGATCATCGGTACCGCCGTTTTCAGTAAGCCATTTCATGAACTGGCCTAACTGGGAACGGTATGTTTTTATGGTCTGCTCACTCTTGCCTGTAGCCTTAAGGAACGCCAAATATTCTTCAATCATACGCTCACCCCATTATACGACGAGTTTTTTCATAGATAACAGGCTGTAAATTGGCCTATTATTGTATATAATTATATCAAACTTGTCGTATAATAGCAATTATATCTTGAAATTAAAATTACCTCTATGCCGCGCCATAACTGGGTTTTCGGCACATATAAGGCACATACTTCGCTATATATATTATGTAAACAAACCACCCATAACAAAAGCCGCCTATCGTAAGATAAGCGGCTAAAAAATACACTATTTTTGAACACACCTTTATGCCTTAAATTATACGCTGGGTGAATCCTGCTTGTCAACAACTTTCTTTGGCCTGCCTTTTCTCCTGATAACTGGAGCCTTAACCCCGGTTAGCCGCTTATATAATTCAGTTGTCGTAGGCTTTTGCATTAGCTGCTTCTTATTGCGATTGCCTTTGGTTTTACTTCCTCCTCCCGGAGCTGGAGGCCCGTTTATAATTGAGAACTCAGGATTTGAGCTAGGCAGTTTTGTAAGATATGTCTCTTGCATCAGCTCTTCAACATTTTCTGGTTCATCATCGTACTCAAACCAGACTTCCGTTTTACATCTTGGACATTTGCAATGATCTTCGTCTATTAAATTCATCATTACCATGCATTTTAAACAAGGCCATGGCTTTTGAGTTGTGCTCAAGCCTATTTCCTCCTCAAAACTGGAAATTCCAATTTCCAGTTATTTTCTTTAAAAGTGGCGGATGTGGCGGATGCATGCATTTGGGGTAAAGTTTCTCATGTATACGCGTTATAGCGGAAGTTCCTGTAAAAATCATCAATCCGCCACATCCGCCACAATTCCTAAATTTTACCTAATCCTCTACAACCTCTCCAAAGTCAGTAATATCAAGGCTTTCCTGTCCTTGTTCAAGTAATCCCAAACCTTTAATTCTTCTTACGCCAGCCCCTCCTTTGAACAATTCGAAGCCTTTTTGCTGCAAATTTTGAGAGAATTTTTTATTTGAAATATACACTTTTTCGCCGTTTTCAGCAGCCCATTTTATGAAATCATTGTATAATGTACCAATTTTTTCCGTTATAAAATTTCCAGTTACACAGCGTTCCTCTTTCCAATTTTCGATGACATCATTCTCGTTTCTATACTCGTTGGTAGCCTGAATAACTTCCCTGGGTGGCTTTAATCCTTCGCGCTGCCACATGATGCAGCCGGCAATGGCCCAGCGCAGGACGCCTTCAAGCTCATCCTGTGTTCGCAGCTTGTCGTTGAGCTCCTTATCCACCTTGGCTCCCTCAAACTTCTGAGTAAAGGGAATCAGCAGAATTCTGCGCCACAAGGCGGAATCATCCCCACGGGCACCGGGCTTATAGTTGGTTAAAAGCAGCAGCTTAAAGGCCGGCTGATAGGTAAAGAAGTCTTTGTAGAGAAACCTGGCTGTAACCTTGTCCTGGCCGGTGACCTGCTTGATCAGCGGCTCGTTTAGTTTTCGACCTTCCTTGGATTCAGAGGCAAGCACGTATCTGGCCCCGCGCAGCATGGCGATATCATTAGATACGCTGTTATCATTTTGCTTGGACATAAAGGACTCAGCCTGCGCCTGCTGGGCATAGTCTCCTAAAACATCGCTGATAAGGTTAAGCAAGGTCCCTTTGCCATTGGCTCCGCTGCCCCAGCAAATAGCCATCTTTTGCTCAGCGGTATCACCCGTTAGGCAATAGCCGATGAAGCGTTGCATAAATCCAATCAAATCATTGTTGGGGCTGCCGTCAGCCAAAGGAAAGATATCGCCTAAGAACTTATCAAATACAGGGCAATCGTTGTCAAAAGTGTATTTAACCGGTACCAGCTTAGTAATCAGCTTTGTCTGGTCGTGAGGCAGGAGCTCACCTGATTTTAAATCTACTATGCCGTTGGCCACATTGAGTAGCCAGGGATTCGCGTCCAGTTGGCTAACGGTCACGGCCAGCATATGCTCAGATAGCTTCAGCATAGCTTTCATGCGTGGGTATGATTCGGAGTTTTTGGCATGCTCCAGCCAGGTATCGCGTTCATCCCGGCTGTCCATATTGCCGATGTCTTTATATAGACTCCTGATGGTTTTCTGGGCATACTCCATAATTTTTCCTGTCTTATCAATAGCCCAGCGCTTGCCATCCCAGATTAACCAGTTGCCAAATTCGGCACAATATAATACTTTATTTTTGCAAAGCCTGGAAAAACGAAGCGCGTTGCCAAGGTCTGTCTGGGTTTCGGTTTTATCATCAATCAGCAAAGGATCGTCGACAGTGTAAATATTGCCGCCGTCGTACTCATCCTTTAAGTCGCTATATATTATCTTGGTACTTATATCCATAAGCTTGGCAACGCGCTTTACTACCATGGCCAGCTCAGCCCGTTTCAGCTTGGCCAGCATAGGCAGTATTTCTTTATGATAATAATTCAACTGCTTATGTTGTGTCGTTAGGGAACTAAGAGTTTCTAAAACTGCATCGGTTGCATTGACCTGTTCTTGTTTTTTCGCTTCCGCAAGCTCGTTTCTTTCATCTTCAGTTAAAAAATCTGTTATGTTTTCAGCCAAGGAAACACCTTCTTTGCGTTCCGCCAAGCTTCCACACGGTCGGCCTGGCTGGTGCTTAACATATTTTCCAGTAGGTACTCGGCTTTCAATTGATACATGAATATGTCCGGGTACCGTAAACACGTTTTGATATCTTTTGTAGCTTCCAGTAAGTAGTGATTCAGCGCGATAAGCTTATTAAATACCCGGTCAAAATCGACTTCGAATGCTTCAGCAACATTTCTGTTGTTTCGGGCAGCTGCCAGGCGCTGCCTTGCCTCCCGATCGGGGACGGCATTGTTAATCCCATAGTCCTGGCAAATCTGCTTAACGGCTGTCTTAAAATCGATATTCAGCGCCTTCATGACCATGTCGATCTGGCTGCTGCCGGCCTGGCAGCCGTAACAATACCAGGAATTTTGCTCTGGGTAAATCTTTAGGGACGGACTAGAATCATTGCCATGCCAGGGGCACCGGGTCCAGTAGGCCCGGCCGCGCTGGCGCAGGTGACCGCCTATATAACGGTCATATATTTCAAGAATCGGAATACGCCGAATATCTTCAAGTGGTAAATAAGATTTTGGAAGTCCTATGGCTGGTCACCTGCCTTATAGTAAAATATAAAATGCTATATCTTGTGGTTGGTGCAACTGCTCGGGATACTATATATTGTGGATATAACTTTCAGGTAATCGAGAGCGAAGCGGCCGCCCGGGGGGATATTCCAGTTTACCGGTATTTCATGGATGTAGATTGACGGCTTGGTACCGCCATCCAGCCAAGAATCTAAGCCAGTTTTCCAAAATGTCCACGGTACCGCGAAAAAGTACTGCATGTTGAAACTGACAAGGATAAAGGCAATACCGCCGGTCAGATGCCAGTCAGCCAGGAATTCGGCCTGGTGTGGCTGCAGCTCATCCCACCTAATGTTATGCTCTTTGGTATGCTTAGTGTCAAAGGCAATCGGGCGCCCCTGGCAGTGGCCGGTAAAATCAACAATGGACTTTCGTTCAACCTTGGCGCCAACTATTTTTCCTGACTTGCCGCGAAGAGGAATCCATTCGGTGGGCACCTTATCGATCAAGGCAAGTTTTTGTTTGCGGTACTGGCCGTTTACATAGTTTATTAGCTCCTCAAGGTTGCGGCCACGGTTTGCGTGTGTTTTAGGCATTAGTAGCACCTCCCCGGTACTTGGTTAGGGCATTTTTGGCCTCATAATAATTTTCATAGTGTGCATCATCTTCCGATTTAGGATGTTCGCACCGTGCCTTTATTTCTTCCAGCGCCGCCACCAATCCCCTTACCCGCTCCCCGGCCTCGGGTGGTGTTAGTTCTAGTGCTGATTCTGCTATCATTTTTACATAACCCACCGTTTCGCTTTTAGTGATAAACCCTAAAGTCTCACACAACACCCCGACTTGTTCCTGGAGGTCATTATGCTTTTTAATCAAATCCTTGGAGGCCATGACGATATCATAAGTATCTTTATCCTGCGGGAAATTCTTCTTCATAAAGGGTGTTAACGTAGTTAAAATTTCTTTTATAATTTTATCCGCCGCCTCCAGTTTGGCGCGGAGGTCGGCGTTCTCTTTTATCAGCATCCCGTACTGTATCGCTAAAGCATTAACTTCATTGTCAAACTCACTCACCCGCGCTCACTCCTTATCCTCAACGATCTTAATTTCAAGTAGACCGCCCAATAATGCAAATCCCTTTTCCGTGACATAATAAACTATGTTACCGAACTTCTCGAATTTATCAGCCAAACCAAATTTGACTAACGCTTCCCAATAATCAACATCCTTTTGCCCAGCACAAAAATAGTTGCGCCATGCTACATATTTGCTACGCTTGACCTTTTTGCGGTCAAATCCAATAGCGTGCTTCATTATGTTGATTTGATAAAGGTTTATTTCGGTTTCATTTATCATTTAAATCACCTCTAGCCAGTAGTCGGTCAATTTCGGCCGCAATAAGGGCAGCGGCAATAACTAACCGACGTAATTGATCATGATTTTCTCTATTGTCAAACGACATTGGCCATGGCCACGGATCAGCAAACATCACACCTTCCGGCATGTCTCGTTTTTCAAGTACCTGAGTGTGGCGTCCATATATTGCGTAAGCAATTGCTGCAAGTATCAACTCATCGTTGATATGCCGTCGGTCATGTTCCTTAGAATAACCCTCTTCGGTTATCTGCCGAAGCCGTTCAGTAACAATCATTTCTGCACCTTTACTCATAAACTTTCTCCTCCCTTATAATTCCTCCAGCCAAGGCAGCCGCACTGGGGAAGCAACAAGCGTAGTACCGTTATTCCCTTGCTTGCAAAGCAAGAAAACAAACATCACAGCATCATCTGGATTAGGCAAAACAGCAATCCGTATCATGTTCAGGTCGTTAAAGTCTTTCAGGCTCTTGCACTGTTCTTTTAAAAACGCCAATCCAGTGGCCACTTTCTTAATAAAGACATCGCTGCCCTCATCGGCATATTCCGCGCCCGAAGCCTGAACAATGGCTCTTTCCTCGGCCCGGTAGCTTCTTAAAAACTCATCAACTGTCATCGATCCGGCCCACCAGTCAATCGGGCCTATCTGATATGCAAATTTCCAGTCACTTGTCATGGTTACGCCCCTTTATTCTGGCCGATCAGCCGGCCAGCTTGTCCTTTGGTGATATCATCTGGGTATTTGACACCCATCTTTGTCAGCCTGGCTTTCTGCTCTGGCGTGGCCGGCTCAAATTTCCAGGCCAGCTTCTTTGCTTTCAAATCATCCAGCAGATCCGAGGCTTCCCCCCGGGTAAGGCCAAAGGGTATCTCGGCTTTCATGCGCTTAAATTCTTGGGCTTGGCCGTCTGACATAGGCAGGTTACGCCATTGAGCCTGCTTGTCGGCAAGCTTGCCAGACTTACTTTTCCGGGCAAAATCTTCAGCAATGCCCTGGCTGTATCCCAACGGTAATAACTTTTCATGCAGTTGCACAACCTGGTCACCGGACACCAGCAGGATTTTATATTTATCCAGCTCCATTTGTCGCAGCCAGATATAGCCGTCCTTACCAAGGCCCAACCGATAGCAATCATTTTTCAGAGCCATCCAGCGGAATCGGCTCCGATTCAGTAAGTCGAATTCCTTAGTCTTGACTTCCTGGACCTTGGCCTCATATTGCAGTTTTTCTTCGCGTTCCTGCTCCTCGATAGCCTCAGTAATGGTCTGGCCGTCCTTCATCTTCTTGCCCAGTAAGGTACCGAGCTGGCAAACATCGTGCCGGCTGTCGCAGAAGTCGATAACAAGGCAGAATTGCTTCCCTGGGTAAAGTCGGGTACCTCGGCCGACCATTTGAATAAATAGGCTTTGGCTTTTCGTAGGCCTGGCCATAAGCAGGCATTGAATTTCTGGACAGTCAAAACCCTCGGTAAGTATGTTGCAGTTAGTTAGTACTTGGATTTCCCCAGCCTTGAAGGCCCTTAGGATTTCGCGCCTGGCGTCCCTTTCCATATCCCCATAAACGGCAGCTGCCTTAATGCCGGCATGGTTGAATGCCTCAGCCAGATCCAGACTATGCTGCACATCTACGCAGAAGGCTACGGCCCTTTTGTCTGGCGCGTGCTCCATGAAATTATTGACGATAACCAAATTCCGACTGGTTGTATTGACGGCATTAGCCAGCTGGCCGATATTGAAGTCGCCACCAATCACAGAGATATCCGACAGGTCAACCTCGGTGGATACTTGCAGGCCCTTTAAGTCGGCAAGGTACCCAGCGCGGATCATAAGACCTATACTGGCTTCATAGACAATTTCTTCAAACACTTTGCCTAAAGCCAATTTGTCTCCGCGTTTGGCTGTGGCCGTTACACCTGTAAGAAGCTTGTTGGGGTCTGAATCCATGAAGCCAAGCTCCTGAATAAGTTTCTGATAAGTGTCAGCAGCGGCATGATGTGACTCATCAACTACTAATAATTGGAAATTTTGTTGTTTTAAGGCTTCTAATCGGCGCGGCCTAATAGCGGTCTGTATGCTAGCAATAACCACCTGGCAATCAGGATCATCCTGGTCTGCCATAACAATCCCTAAATCGGCCTCTGGCCAAACCAGTTCAAATTTTTCTTTAGCTTGTTCGATCAGCTCTTCCCTGTGAGCTATAACCAAGGTCCGTTTATTCAACCGCTTGGCCAACGCGGCAAAGACTATCGTCTTGCCGCAGCCGGTCGGCAATAAGATTAGCTGACGGGTTATTCCACGTTCCAGGGCTGCAATGGCAGCCTGGATTGCGTCTTCCTGATATTCACGCAAGGCAATCAAGGTATCACCCTTCTTTCCGCTGGTAGGCTAAGCACGGCCTGCCAGCCTTATTGATTAACTTCCCTTTCTTCAAACACCAGTCATGTTTTGCTGACACGACCTGCCGGTGTGCATGAGCGTCCGTTCTAAACTTACAATTCCAGCAACTTTCCATAATATTACATCACCACTTTATAAATACAGAATATTCCATCTATTTAAGGTGTTAGGGTACCGCTTTCACGGTACCCTTTTCCCTATTTAGATGTTGCCGGCCACAATCAGGTAGCCTTCTAGCTCATTTTTCAGGTGCTCGATCTCGAAATTGACGGCGGCTTTCAGGTACCGCTGCAATTTCGGGCAGGTCAGGGCAAACATCGGTTTTTCGCCTTCGCCCTTAGGTTTGTATACCTCCAGCTCCAATTCCATCGGCTGGATAAACTTGGACTCGTTAAATACTTCGATATTGGCCGTAATGAGCTGTGGCAGTTTTATGCTGCCTTCAGCTTCACCAACTTTGATCATAAAGGTGTAATTCTGGTCATTGACGCGGGAAAAATCCGCATCGATATTGGTAACATACTTGAAGTTTTGGAGACTGACCAACAATGCTTCAATACCCTCAATTTCGCCTGGCTCCCGGCGCTGCAGGAATTTGATAAAATTTCGTTGATCAAAAGCATTGCCACTTGTTAAGATTTTTTCCCACTCCCGGTACTGCTGAGAATATTTATATTCGTAATGAACACGGTCTTGGCTGCGGTCCTTTACCGTATCATCCAAAATGGCCTTGATACCTTTTTCGTTGTAGGCGATCACAGTATCAGGCTGTACGCCTTTGGATTTAACCAGGGCAATCAGACTGTCAGTGGAGTCGGCGATATGCTTAAAACCGTCGTATACGAATATCTGTGGAGCCTCACCGCGCCGGATAGTAAGGGCATCACCAATAGTAGTAATATTGAATTGCTCATTGTTATCGTTGTAGCTCATTGTAAATTCCTCCAAAATTTTATATTTTACTTATTGGCAGCAGTTGGGAACTGAATAACTCCCTGCGAAACAGGCTCTTCGGTTTTAATTACATAATCATTGTCGAAAGCATAGAGCCCTGCGACTGCGGCGGCAGGCGGCATCTTGGTAGACAGTTTACCAGTAATACTGGTCATCATAGAGCTGCCGGCTGGGCGCTCAATGGTCAACTTAAGTGTTATTTCTGCTTTTTGGCCTTCACGCAGATTACTGATGATCTCCGGATACTTGGCTTTAAACTGCCGATCCAGCTTGCCTTCACACACATTGGCCAAAGTTAATGGTTGCATTTCTGACACAATATTTCCCTCCCAAATAATTTAATAGAAATTGATAATACTAGGGATTATGGAAGAGTCTGCCCTGGGGGCCGGATTGCGCGCAGTCCGACCGTGCAGTTTTCCCCGCTGCCTGAGCTATACGTTATCAAACCCGCTAATAAGGTTCAGGTGCCTTTGCGTGACGCGAACACGCCGCCCCAGGGTAGACTCCTAGCCTAACCACTTAAAAACTGCTTGTTTTCAGATTGCCAAAAGTAACTGCAATAGCTTCAGCTGCACACGTTGGTTCCGTGCAAGCATCTGTCGCGGTCTGAATCATTTCTGCGATAAGCTTTACCTGCTCCCGCTTTCGGGGCTGCCCATCCTGGCCGGTTAAAATATCATGGAGAACCTTATCGACAACCGAAGCGGCTGCCTTGACTTCAGCGTTAGTTAACATTATTTAGCTCCTTACCCCACTTTGGGTTTAATAAATTTACGATAGTACTCAAGAGTAAATTTTTCTGACTTAGGGAGGCTCCCCGCCCTCGGCCGGTGCCGGTTCGGGTTCTGGCTGAGGTTCCGGTTCAACCGCTGGAGCTGACACCGGATTTCTGGACCTGGTTCCTTTTGGGGACTGAGCCTCCATGGCGGTCCTGATAATGTTGTTTGCAGCTCCATAGCCTAAGCCGGTTGCCGTAAAGTTAAGCCCAGGACCTTCGATTGTGATTTTAAACATTCTGATCGACTCCTTTTATTTATTAGGCTATTAGCCTGACTTTACTGCCACCTTCTCCGGTGTCCTCCACCCGGATCTCTTGAGGAAATCTGGCTTTCATGGCCGGGTCATGACTGATGGCAATTACCATCATATCTAGGTACCGGCGGACAAGGAGTTCTAGTGCATCACAATAGGCTTCGGTGCCATCGGCATCCAAGAAAGGCGGTTCATCCACAAACATCATGCCAAGCTGAATGCCGGCACGCCTGGCCTTTAAATCTGCCAGGGCAAAGGCAACCGACAAAGCTGCTTTTACCTTCTGGCCGCCGCTCCGTGACCGGTATGGCAGGCTGCCCCTGATATAGTCAGTAATCCAGATTTCCAGGGCATTGACTTCCTTCTTATTTGACTTCTGGATTTTCTCTGTCCGCATTTCCAGCGTCATCTGGCCGCCGGTCATCTGGCCTAAGATATCGTTTGCCATGGCGGCCAGTTCTGGCACTACAGACCGGACAATAGCAAAAGGGATGCCATCAAGACCAAATGCTGCAGAAAGGGTTATATACCTAACTAACTCCTGGACCAATGGCTCTGTTCGTTTACTAAGGCCGGCCTGCTCAGCTTCAGCCTTGGCCAGGTTATCCAGTTGAGCCTTGAGGCCGCCGATCCGGCTGTGTAGATTATTCTGCCTGCTCTGTAAGTCCTTGATTTCTGTAGTCAGAGCATTGGCCTCCAACTGATGCTTATAAATGTCGGCAACTTCCCTGTTCAGTGCAAAGACATCAAGTTCAAGGGACTTAATCTGGTCTTGCCGGGTTTTAATCTCAGTTTCCAGACTGGCAATTGCTTCGGTAACCGCTTTTACAATCTCTTTGGCGGCCGGCAGTTGTTCTTTGAGTTTTACCCAGCGTTCCAGCTCCGGCAGCTTTTGCTCAAGACCGGCCAGCGGTTGCAGCTCCTTGTTCAACAACTGGTATTCGTCGGCATACTTTTTAAAATTAGCTTCAGCCGTTGCACGCTGACCGGTTAGCTGCTGGTGCTGCTCTTCCAATGTGGCCAGCAGTTCAGCCTTATCGGCTAACGTTACTGCCTGTTCAGCCTCAGGCCGCAGCTCAGAAGCCAGATCTTTTAGTTTTCGGTGATTATCCGGGTCATACTGCAACTGATCAATTTGCTGCTGAATGGCATCGACGGTAGCTTGCGCCTGATCAACCTCAGCCTGGCTTAATGCCGCCAGTTCAGTCTGTGCCACAGTTAGCCGCTTTTTAGCCAGTTGAGCATTTGCAAGAAATTTGCAATTAGCCTCAGTTGGGTTAATGCAATTACTGTCGCCAAGCATTTCCACTTTACCGGACAGGGTTTTAATTTCAGTCGTTAGCAACTGTTTATCAAAATCCAGGGTGCTTTGGGCCTTGGCCAAAATAGTCTGAGCGTCATGCAGCTTAAACTGCAAGCTATTATACTTGCTCTCCAAATCATCCTGGCCGGTCAACTGGTCAACAGCTGCCCGGTACTGGACGACAGCCGCTTCCAGTTCAGCCTTATTTGCTAGCAGTTTTTTCACACCTATAATTTGACCAGACCGCTTAAATATTTCATTATCCAGGTTTTGCATATCGGTCTTGCACTGATTACCGGCCGTGATCAACTCAACCAAGCGCGGCTGCTTGACCTTCAGGACAGCGATCTGCTCCTTGGCCTGATCGTACTCGGCGGCCTTGGTCACGATTTCAGGTTCCTGCTGGAGATTGGCCTGGGCCTGTTCAACTTTTTGCTGCTGAACCAATTTTTCAGAGAACTTGGCAGTATTTTGCTGGTTCAGATCCCGAATCTGTTTTTGCAGCTCCTGCACCCGATTGGCCTTGATATTCAGGGCAGAAATTAAGTTGTTTAGCTCAGTTAATACCTTCTCTTTAGCAGCTATCAAGCCAGTTAAACCTTGCAGCTCAGTCTCCAGTTTCTGCAGCTCGTCCTCCAGAACAGGCTTGTCCTTCAGTTTCTCAGTCAACTCAGCCAACTTGGCTTTGTCCTTTTCCAGCAGCCGATTGACTTCGGTTACCTTGTCTTTAGCCAGTTCGTGCAACTGCTCATAAACACCGAGTCCTAGAAGATTACCCAAAACTTGCATACGGTCTTCCTTGTCGGCCTCCAGGAATAAACCATAGGCATCCTGCATGATAAGAGCGCAACTCCGGAATGTCATGGCATCCATACCCAACAGGGCAATAATTTTTTCCTGGGTGTCAGCAGCTTTATCAGCACTACGGTTTTCCCACTCGCCATTAACTAATTCTGCCAAAGCAAGAGTTGTTTTTCCGTTTTTAGTTCTGGTCCGGGTTACTCGCCAATCAGTGTCCCCCATAATAAATTCAAAGGTAATACTTCCAGATTTGACTTCCGGCAAATTAGATATCCAACCAGTTAAGTCTCCCTTACCTTCACGATTTTTTTCAAATAAGCAATCAGATATGGCGTCCCCAAAGAAAGCTGACTTTCCAACACCATTCGGGCCGTTCACAATGGCAAAAGTTACTGGGGCAAAACAGAATGATTCTTCTCGATATGACCGGTAGTTTTTTACCTCCAGGCGCTTTGGCCGGAATACACCAGACAGCTTGCCGGTAGGCATTTTGGCGCTGACTGTTGCGATTAGGGGCTTGGCCAGCTCCACCAGTTTTTCAATCTCTGAGTCAAGCATACCGTCCTTTTTCAGGTACTCTATTAAGTTTTCCAGTGGTCCGGCGGTCTCGGCCAACGCTTCCTTCGGCAGCTCCTCAATGATCTTTACCGGTCGGATCTCGGCTACATAGAACGCACCAGCATCATACAGGGCTTTTTCTAGCGCCTTACGATTCAGTTGCTTTTCCATTTCTGCTGAACAAGAATAGTGCAGCCGGACAATAGCGTCTTTAAATCCAGTGCCAAGTTTATGGCCTTCAATAAAAGCCTGTATAAATCGCTCTTCCCAATAGGCGGTTATAAACTGCCTTGACGGTGTTTCGATAAACCTAGCGTTTAGACTTGGCTCAGAATCATCATAGTCGTGAATCCAAAAGCCTTTAGGCTGCCCTTCCTCGTTGAATGTCAATGCATTGGGGGGACCGCTATAGAATACCGGATGGTGGCAATGCCCGACTTCCTGCGCCCTGTGAATATGTCCCAGGCAGGTAAGATTAAATTTGCTTGCTATTAAGGCATCTTTCGGCAGTACAATGTCTGACTGTAAAAAAACATGTTCCCCGTTGTCCAATTGGCAGCCTACTACGGTGTAATGAGCCATTAGGATAGCCGGATACGCTGGGTTGATTTGGGCGCTCAAGCCTAACACGATATCGCCTAGCATTTTGCTGCAGACTCGGTTTTCCTCTTCCGTAGACATTCCCGGATTCTTAGCTCTGAAATACCCTTTATCAAAACCAGGTACACCAGCTATTTGTATTGGTATACATCCAGTAACGTCACGCATGGTAATAACCTCTGGACCAGTAATGATATATAAATTTGGTATCCGCATAGCCTCCAGGTTTCTAAAGGCTTGCATGCTGTCATGATTGGCAGTACCGAAAAGCAAAACCGTAGGGGCAACGGCTGCCAGCCGGCGTAACCGGTCGGCAGCGTATTCAATTTCTTTAAGCATGGTGTCGCCCCAAAGCTTGGACTTGTCAAAAAGGTCACCGGCAATTAGGCAAATGTCCACAGCTTCCGCCTTAGCCTGGTCGATCAGATAGTCAATGCACCGTAGGGTATCCAGTTCCCGGGCATTCTGGCCATTTACTACCGGGCCGGTCAGCTCGCCAATGTGCCAATCAGCAGTATGTAGTATCTTGATTGACTTCATCGGCTGCCTCCCCGGACCTTAGCCGCCTGCTGGCACTCCCGACATAAGGGGCGCTTGAACCATTTGACTGCATAATCATTGACAGCCTGATCTATGACTTGTCCACAATCCTGGCAAGCAAGTATCTCCTCATCCTGAGAAGGATATCCGCAAGGGTTCTGCTCATCCTCACTATCTGGTGGCTCTTCGTAATAATAACCGTCCCCTATTTCTGGCTGATCGCCCTGCCAGCCGCTCGGGTCCTCATCATCAATACCAATTTCAGTTGAGGCAGATATCTGCTTCATTTGTTTGCCGCCAAACATCATGCCCATGGAATTGGCGTACTGAGTTGCGACTATTTTTTTCATTTCGGGATCTGCCATATTGGGCACGATGTACGCCACTACGAAAGGTTTTTTAAGCTCTGCAGCTGCATAAGTGGAGCTAATCATCAAAGCCTCACGCAATGCCCGGTTTAGGGCCTTGGACTCACACTGCTCTGACCGGAAGGGAAAGAACGACTTGTATTGCGCATCGGTCATCTTGGCCTTTTCATCGGCCATACGAATCTCTTTCGTACACTGCACGGTACGCCAGGTACCGGACGGCTCCGGCACCACAATAGTCACTTGGTGAGCAATGTCGTCAGCATAGGTACAAACCCCGCAATTTGGCGCAACCTTGGTGCCCCTGGCTATTTCCGCGCAGCGTCTGCATTTTGCTGTCAGGACCGTTTTACTCTCAACAACTTGGATATTAGCTGCCGCCATCAGTTTGGCCAATGCCTTTTTGGTAAGAGCAAACTCTCCGTTTTTTTCTTTGTACACATCCTTACCGGTCGGATCAGGATTTATTTGCACTTGGTTAACAACAACTTTATGCATGGGGCTAATTTCCTGCATAGTCTTGACCGGTATCAGCAGGTTAAAGTCTTTGGCCGGATAATCATTAACAATTGCCAACTGGTTGCTCATAACATGCCTCCTTGATTTTTATTTTTAATTAGGGTAAACTACTGATAAGTGAATTAGTTTTGTTCTGAAAGGGTCGCTGCGCCAACAGCGGCCTTTTCGCTTTGTTCGGCCACTTCGCAGATTGAGATATAGCTGATTGCATTACGCAGTTCATCCCGATCAGCAAAGTCACCATCGCTGATTAAATCAAACAGGCTGTCATGCATATTGGACGCTCCTTTCCGGCTCATAGCAAAAGATTTCAAGGATTTGTTTTTTGAGTGATTTCAGTACTCGGTAGTACCTGTCCTCACTGACCGCCATGCTCTGTATGGCTTCTTTACCGCGATTAATATCCTGATAGTACAATAACTGCATGAGCTGTTTTTCTGGTCCTGCCAGCTTGTCCAGTGTTACACTGGTTAGCAGTGCGTCAAAATCAGCGTGGGCATCTGTCAGTAAATCAATCAATTCTGTTGTAGCATTGTCCCATACTGCTACATTGAGCGATAGCGCCTGTTCCTGCCTGCACTGTCTGTTTAAATAGCGGAAATGCTTATTTAATTCCCTTTTAATCCTTAATACCGCAATCGCCTGAAATGTGCCACGTTCAGGATTAAAAACCTGTACAGCCTGGAGTAATCCAATGGAACCGATTTGATATGCATCATCGCGTTCAATACGAAACGCAGCCAGTATCCGGCGATATCTACGGGTGTTCAGTACTTCATCCACCAAATACAGGTACTCTTCCGATTTTATTGCCTTCATTCCTGAGCCTCCTTCCAGTAGTTAATTTGTAGCTGGTCTCCGGGGTGGATCAGCCCATACGGCTGCCTGTCCTTAAACACAGCGTCCCAGTTTTCCTGGATAATCCCCTCGCGAAATTCCCTTATGTCCCGCCGGACTGAGGATTTAGCCATGTACTGATATGATATGGCGTCTAGAGTATCACCAGATTTGACTATGTAAGTTTCACTGACCATGTGCCCCTTGGGCTCTGCGTTGCCGCAACTTGCTACGGCTAAGGTGATTATTGCGACTGCCAGTAGGCGTTTAAGGTTCATTAATACCCCTTCCTCCAATGTCATATTTTCGCCGGTCGCTTAACGCCGCCCGACTGTTGGCCCTCTTTAAGCTGGTACATTTCTGCCTGGCAAAAATACCGTTCACAAAATGATTTTTCGTGACCATTAGAATCGGTTATGACGTGAAACCTCTGACCTGGTTCAATGTTCCGCTTGCACGATGAGCAAACCAGGATGCTAAATGACCGGTGCAGCCTCATACTTTTTTCAACTCCTTTACTTTGCCTTTTTGAGAAAGGTGCAGACATCATTAAACCGCTTGCCGATATCACGTATAAGATTCTTAGTCTCCTCTTCCTGGGTTGCAATCTCTTCCCACTTCTCAAGGTCACGGTATTCAAACACATTGTCCTGAATGAGCGCAGCCAAGGTTCGCGGCTCCAGTGCATCAAGCTCCCAGCTCTCATAGCCATACTTTTCTATATAGGAAGCATACCGGCTGTCTGTTGTCTTGGCTGGGTTAGGCGGCGGATTAAATTCTTCTACTTGAACCATATTGAGGGCCAGCCGTTTAATTTCAAAAATATGTCCCATGTCTTCCGCACCCAGAAACATCTGAATCCGGTCTGTAATATCCCGGGTCATGTCAATGCCGGAAGGATCGTGATCTCCTAAGTGCAACACGATGGTTTCCTGCCCCTGGTTTAGGTAAGCCCGCCGTATACGCTGGGCAGCCGCCCACATTTCGGACTGACTGACATAACCCCGGCATGAGAAATATGGTACTTCCAATTCATCACAAACGCCGGATATAACACCGACAAGGGCATCCTTTTCAATCCAAGCCTCCACCCGGTAATCTTGCTTTGCCCATTTATCCAGTCGGTAGCTGTAGGCCGCCGAATCAATGACGCCTTGAGGGTTTGTCCAAAAGCTGTGTTTACGCAAATGCCGGGTTCTATCTGTGATGGCAGCCCAGTCTATCAATCCGGCCAGCCGACCATTGTTGATGATATCACCAAGGCGCTTATATTCGTTTTGCTTATTCGGAATGATGTCACGGGCAACGAATTGATAGTAAAGCTGCCGCAAAGTAAGATCAAAGCCCTGAGCGCGATATTCTTCGATGATTTCATTTGCCTTGTCAATGACGGCCAAGGAGCCGGCACTCAACCGGGTATTAAACAGATACTGAATCTTTGGCATTGGTTTTTCCCCTCCCCATCAGCTCCATAGCTTTTTTCGCGACATCCGGCGGGATCTGGATGTATGGAGCAGAGGTGTCGCTTGCCTCGATCAGCGTATAAAAATCAACGCCGGCCACCCGTTTGACCATCTTGCAATACTTCCGGTTATTGCCGTGCCAGTCTAGGCTTGTTTGTTCAGAGTCAATGTCTCCGAACACTTCCTTGTTCAGAACATGGACGCAAATACCGTTTCTATCAATATAGATACTTGTCGGATCGACATCCTTGATTGCCTCGCACGTGGCCTGCACGGCCTCGGCCAGTTGTTGAGCTGCCTGTTCGATTGTCATAACAATTCCTCCCATCCTCGTTTTTCGGCTTCCATATTCAGGTCTGCTTGCGCTTCGTCAAAGCTGTCGCGCCAGGGTACCGGCCGCCAGCCGTGAGAGCCTGCTTGTTTTGGATTCTGGTAAAACGTCTTGAATGTGTTCGCTCCAATCCCCGACCGGACAAAGTATCGCCAGCCACGCTTGTCCTGGTAGACCTTGACAAATCGGCATGGCGTTGGATTAGGATGCAATATTCCCGGTATGCCAGGACAGATCCGACCGGAATCGAGTTTCTGTGGGCACATGCAGCAGCGGGATTTTAGGTACTCAGGCATGTTGGGCCTCCTTCCTTGGCAGTAACATCTTTTCTAGTGCACACTCCCACAAGTATTGGGCAATGCCAAACGCTAAGCCCCCTGCAGCATCGGTCAACGCAAGCTCCCGGAACTGGTCGACTTTCTCAATCAGAACAGTGGCGTTGGCATTGGCCCAGCTTTGCAGGTTTTCCTGGGCTGATTCATAGCCGATTTGGATATCGGTTTTAGACATCGTTTTTACCTCCTTTACTGAGAAGTTCGCCTTTTGCCTGGTTTTTATTTTGCTTTTCTCCCCAACCTGACAGCATCCGGTGGGCGACCTTTATACTTGCGTTCTCCTGTTGGTTTTGGCGGTTGATGGTATAATCGCATTGGCACGGGCAATGCTGCTGCAATCTCTTCCGCACCTTGCAAAGAATATTGCTTTAAAGCTTCCAAGGCCGCCTCGACATGGATTCTGACATGACACTTACCGATTAGTTTAAGGTGAGGCAACTGACCTTGCTTTACCATGGTTCGAATGAGTCTTTCTGGAAGATTGACCCGCTTTGCGAAGACGGATACTGTTTCCATGATTGCGTCTTGCATGGGGTTCACCTCTCTTTTTACAAATTGTTACAAGGAAAATTCAGGTTTTTGTCGAAGATTAAATTAATTAATCATAAGGAGTGATATCGTTGAACACAAAAAATCGATTGGTATTTTTAGGTTACTTACTTTTAAGCATTGCGTTCTTAATAACCGGCTGTGGAAAATCAGATGCTGAAAAAGTTGAAGCTGCAAACAATTTAATTATTCAAAACAAGTTTACCGAGGCAGCCAAAGAACTCGAAGACGTTAAATCTCCTGGTGCAGTCAAGCTAAAAGATGAACTCAATAAAATTATTAAAGCCCCTTATGATACAGCGGTTCAATTTTTATTACTTATGACTGATGAGGAAATAGATGCTACTAAGAACAAAACCAATACCAAAAACTATCTATCAAACCAGTACTTAAATAAATACGTGTTAGAGCAAATAGCAAAAATGGATGTCCCAAAAGTCAAAGAGGAGGCAAAAAAGAAATTTGAGCAAGAGCGCAAAAACGCTCTTAAAGAGAAATTTGAAAAGCAACACCTAAGTGCTTGGGATGGCTCTAATCATGCTCTTGAAAAATATATTAAGAACAATATGAATGATCCTAAGAGTTACGAACATGTGGAAACCAGATACAGGATTGATTATGACAAAGGAATTGCGACTATAATAACGCAATTTAGAGGCAAAAATGCTTTTGGCGGTGTCATAGTCAATGGATGTGTCGCTACACAAAACATTGAAACAGGACAGCTTTTAGAAGCACAGTGGGTTAAATAATCCCTCCCTGACCCGTAGGCCCAGCATTGCTGGGCTTTTTACACCATCTTGTCCGGGGCGCGGGCGAATAAATCATTAGGCTGCACACCCAATGCTTCTGCGATAGGAATAATATCTGCTGCGGTAATAATCTTTCGTCCATTGAGCATGTCACTAAATTTTTTTTGATCATATCCCGCCCGATCAGCAATTGCCTTTTGCTTAAACCCAGAGCTCTTTATAATCTCTTTTATGTTTTTGACAAATATCAAGTTTTCTTCCATCTCTTTCGCTCCTTTCTCATGATTCTTGAGATATTTTTATATTATACCAAGATTCGTGGTAAGTCAATATGTTTTTCTCAAATTTCTTGGTGTTTTTTCTTGACCAGCAATGATTTTTGATGTACATTCATATTAAGAAAGGGGTTGTATCATGAGTGTAGGAAGTCGCATTAAAGAGGCAAGAGAACATTTAGGGCTTACACAAGAGCAACTTGCTAAAGATATTGGCGTAACTAAAGGTGCTATAGGGAATTATGAAGCTGATATAAGTCATCCAAAGGTTGATATTTTATACAGACTATTGACTAATTTAAAATGTGATGCAAATTTTCTATTTCAAGATGAAATGACGAAAAACGATAGTAGTTTTCAATGTACTCTCCCCGAGCAAACCCTCATAAAAAAATACCGTGCCCTAGATGAGCACGGTAAAAAATCCGTAGAGTTAATCCTAAATCATGAATTTGTTAGAACGGAAATTAAACAAGCCGAACAGCAAAGTTTATGCGTAAGAGAAACGCCTCTCAGGCAACTCCCCTTATACGACTTACCAGCATCTGCCGGTACAGGTGCTTTCCTCGACAGTAACGAATACGAAATGATTGATGTCGGTTCAGATGTACCACTGGCTGCAAACTTCGGCGTCCGAATTGTCGGCGATAGTATGGAACCAAAAATTAGCGACAGCGATATTGTTTGGGTAAAACAGCAACCTTACTTGGAAGAAGGCCATATCGGAATATTTGTCCTAAATGGTGAGGGTTATTGCAAAAAATACTTTAAAGACAAACTAGTGTCCTTAAATCCCGTTTATGAAGACATACTCATTAATGAATATGATGAACTTCGTATTGTTGGTGAGGTCTTGTAGCAAAGTAAGAAGGGGACTGATTTTAATGGCAAACAAACGGCCAAATGGCGAAGGCTCTTTCTATTATGACGAGAAAAAGCAGCTATATCGGGCAATGGTTGTCACGCCGGCAGGAAAGCGATTAACCAAGGCTAGTAAAGATATTGAAGTAGTGAAAGACTGGTTAAATGAGCAGCGACTGTTAGTCGGTCGCAATCAGCATGTGGAACCATCGGCGTTAACGCTCTCTCAGTGGCTTGGCATGTGGCTTGAAACCTATAGTAAACCGAATGTCCGGCAACGCTCATACGAAAGCAACCAAAATACAATAAGCCATTTTGATTCTATTGGAAACATACCATTACAAAAACTAACTGCAGTTAATATCCAAACACTGTATAACGATCTGCAAGAAGAAGGATATGCAGCATCCTCAATACATAAATATCACAGCGTGCTAGTCAGTGCCTTAAAACAAGCTATAATAAACAAACATATCAATTTAAACGTAGCCCAGCTTGCAAAGCCGCCTAAAATTGTTAAAGATGACTTGGAAATATTTACCGACAGTGAAATAGATACCTTGCTCACCGTTGCCAAAAAGGATCGCTTTTACCCTGCCCTCATCCTAGCAGTGACCACAGGGATGAGACTAGGTGAGGTATTAGGCATTCGCTGGCGCGACATCGACCTTGATAACAACCTTTTGTTTGTTAAACAAAATTTACAGGCAACTAAAGCCAAAGGAATTATCTTTGAACCACCTAAAACCAAGGCTGGATTAAGAAAAATTCCCTTGCCTGAAAAAACGGTAATCGCACTAAAAGAATATAAGAAACGCTGGTCAGAAAGTTATTTGAAATATAAAAAGAAAGACGATATCGAAAAGAAACAAAATAGCGATTTAGTATTTGTAACGAATGTACATACTCCAATAATCCCCCGTAATTTTATTAGCAGATTCTGGGACAAGCTACAAATCAATGTTGAATTTCATATTAACAATTACCAGCCAAACCCTTTAAGTACAAAAGAGAAAGTACCCGTTACCCTAGAGCGCTGCCGCTCAACCATTGATGGGTGGAAAATATTTAACCATAAAAATTTCCACGCGTTACGCCATACATATGCTACAAGGCTGCTATCATCAGGCGTACCGATTACCGATGTATCCAAGGTGCTGGGGCATGCCAAAGTTTCTACTACTTTAGATATTTACAGTCATGCCATACCTGAAAATTTTGGATTGATATCAGAAAAAATCAGTTTAGCTTTTTTGCGATAAAACAAAAACCGCCGCTAAAAATAGCGGCGGTTTTAATGTGGTTGCACACTCGTTGCACACCT